GAGTAAATACGCACTGCTCATGATCCACAAACCCATGGTAGGCTCCGGCGGTAACGCCGATGAACTGCTCAAAGATGTGCAAATGCTCAACATCGTTCAATCACGCCTGGCACAGGTATACATGGATAAAACCGGGCTTGACGGAGCTACGATCAACAACCTTATCAACGCCGTCACCTGGTTATCTGCAGATCAGGCGCTCGACCTCGGCTTTATTGATACCATTGAAGATTACACTGCCGACATCACCAACAGCACCCTTATTAAAACCTATACTAACGCCGCACCAGCAGTTTACCAGCGCTGCATCAACAAACTCTTAAACAATAACAGTAAAAACAACATGAACATGGAAAACAGAGAACTTATCGAAAAAACCACATCGGTTTTGGATAAGATTATGAATTACTTTAAAAAAGTAGTGAACAAACAAACCATTACCGACAAGGGCACATTGCACCATGCCGGTGTACTTGACGAAGGTACCGAAGTGTACCAGGATGCCGACATGACCACCCCTGCTACTCCCGACACCTACACCACTGCAACCGGAAGTAAAATTGCGGTGAAAGGTGGCCAGGTACAAAAGGTAAGTCCGCCATTAAGTGATCCTGATGCCGACCCGGATGCAGATAGTTTCCAAGATGATGATGACGACGCTCCGTCAGACAAATTTAAAAAAGCTGGTAAAGCCGGAGATGTGCAAAATAAAATTCAATCTATCAAAGCCAAACTACATGCTCAAAACGCCTTGTTGACTGAAGCACGCACAGCTCTCGAAGCCGCCAATGCCCGCTTAAATAAATCCCGCGAAGAAGTAAAAAATGAGATCCGCTCCAACTTCACACCCGAAGGCTCCAAACGCAGCAACAAAGCTAAAACCGAACAAACACCCTTCTTCGCCCCTACCAGTACACTCGCTAAAAACGCAGTAAAAAAAGCAATATCTAAATAGTCGACCTGTGACGAGGTTCGTGTAGCTTGGGCTACGTTCCAATCAACACCAACAAACAGGCTCATTCCTGCTTCCCTTCTCGCAGCTCAAACCAACCTACCTGCATCCCATTCCCTACCGAACCTCGCAACACGCCACCCGAACCAACAAAACAAATTCCTAACACAAACAAATGGCTCAATTTACATTCACAAACAACACCTATGCCGGCGAAGCGCTGGCCGGGTTCATGGCCAGCACCCTGCTCGAGGCCGATTCAGTAAAACGCGGCCTGCTCACAGTTATTAACGACGTAAAATCACGCAAGGTGATCCTCGATGTCGATGATGATGTAGTGCTGCAGGACCCATCCGGCATCTTTGCCGATCAGGGCACAACCGCCCTCCAAAATGAAAGCTACCTCGATCCGGTAGTCTACGAATTCATGAAACAGGAACAATGGGACAAACTTATCCAGTCATGGGAAGCCCAAAGCCTTAAACCAGGTGCATTCCTTGATTATGAAGGTATCGTCGACTTGTCCGACTTCATGGTTCAGCGTTATTTAACCAAAATACAAATTGCCAACGAGCGCCTGTATTGGTTAGGCAAATCAGCTACAAAAGAAGCAGCCTTCACAGCCGGATTTACAGGCTTATTGCCATCTATAGCCGCCGCATCAGGTGTTTATAAAGTAGGCTTAGGTAAACCTGCAACCTCAATGGCAGCAACAAGTATCGATGCAACAGGCTTAGTAACCGTTTCCGATACCTCAACCCTTTCTGATGGCGATGTAGTTACAATAACTAACGTAACCGGCAGCAGCAAAGATACCACTAACGGCACTCCCGGCATAAACGTACAAGGCCAATCCTATTTCATCCAGATAGCCAGCGCCACAACATTCAAATTGGTACGTAATTACAACGAGATCAACACACGCTTACCGGCATCATTCTCAGGCACTGCAACCGCAGCTACTGTTAGTTACATTAATGCCAGCAACGTACTGTCGGTTTTATCCACTGTTTATTCACAGCTTGACCCTGCTGATCGTAGTCAGGACGATTTTAACCTGCAGATCCCATTACATGTAGGCTATGCTTACGCACAAGCACAGGCCAACAAAGCAGTTAACGTGTTAAATGCTTTCACAGATTCCAAACAAATGGATTATTTAGGTATGCCATTACAGTTAATGAATCACTGGCAGGCAAATACCATTTTAGGGGCACGCTCATCAAACCTGTTCTTAGGTGTCGATCTGCTGGGCGATGAATCCGAACTTTCAACCGTTTACATGAAACCCTACACCAATGATGATGTAGTCCGCATGAAGGCCCGTATGAAAGCAGCAGTAAACTACAAATTCGCTAACGAAATTTTTTACCTGTCAGCATAATAACAATGAGTGAATTAGTGAATATATCTTAAAAAGGTCCACTCAATCACTATTCACAACTCACTAATTCACTCAATCACTAATTCAATAATTAATTTATGTCTATATACACTAAAATAAACAACGGGTTCAGCTTAGGAACAGAAGCACCCGTAACCGCAGGTATCGAAGATGTAGTATACATCTTTAACCAGGATGATATCACCCTTACTTTTGATACCACAAACCCATTGATCGTGACCGGCTTAACATCCGTAGGCACGGGTAAGATCTACAAATTCGAAGGCACCAGCAATAGTTTCAACACTACATCAAAGCTGGCTAAAACATCAGTTGGCCCGCGTTATACCGAGGAGATCGACTTCAATGTAGCGGGTCTTTCTGTCGATATTAAAACTCAATTGCAAGCAATGGGCTACGGCCGTGTTTGTGCAATAACAGTAAACAACTACAACTCCAGCGATTCAGCCATCGAATTATTTGGCGCAGTAAACGGTTTAATGCTAACAGATGCCGAACGCAGCGCAGCAGATGAAACAGTTGACGGAGGTTACAAATTAAAGCTAACCAATCCCGATAAATTAAGGGAACCATACCCGCCGCGCGCAGTATCTATTGCGCCAACAACTGGCACAGCAACTTATGCAAGCACAATCGCAGCTATTGAAGCTTTGGTAGCGGTAACAAGTTAGTTCATGGTTAATGGTTCATAGTTGATGATTTTATCTCAGCTATGAACTACATAACTAATTACCATGAACTATGATCCATGAACTATGAACAACAACCAATGACAACAAAACAAAAGAAATACATACTAAAACCCGGCAATCACCAATTCGCACCCGGGTCGCCTGCCGTTCATCACAACAATAATTTAAGCGATGAAGAAGCTCAATGGTACCTTGAAAAATATCCGCACATAGCACAATTGTTTATCCCGCAACACAGCGAAAAAGAACTCATTATAACTCAGCAAGAAAATCCATCTAACTTATTAACTCCCCCTTCAGGGGGCTGGGGGGCTGAAATATGAAAACCTATCTCCCGCAAATTGAGCGAAGAATCCTGGTAAGGCCAAATCAAACCTTCGGCATTCTTAATTATGATATGGATAACGCTTATCCACAACGTATGCTCGAATTGGTTGCAGGCTCTCCCACCGCCAAAGATTGCTGGAATAAACGCACAAAGTTTATAGCAGGTAATGGATTCGAAGAAAAAGATCTGGGCAAACAATTAGTTAATGATAACGGATTAACGATGGCTAAACTATTAAAAGCCATTGCCACTGATAAAGCATTGTTCACCGGTTTTGGTATCCATGTAAATTACAATGCCAATTTTAAAATAGCATCAGTTAATTATATCAAGTTTGAAGATATCCGCCTGGGTGATACCGATTGCCCTAATACCGCAGATAAGTATGCTATCTATTCCGATTGGGGACGCAAAACCTGGAAGAACATCATGCGTAGCAAGATCACCTTTCTGGATAAATACAACCCCGACCCTGCTGCTATTGAACAACAAGTTATTGACTCAGGCGGATGGGACAATTATAAAGGTCAGCTCTTCTATTTTAATCCTGAGGTTGATGATTATCCACTCATTGAAGCCGACAGTGTTTGGGAAGATTTTGAGACCGAAGCTGGCATAAAGATCTTCAACAATAGAGAGGTTACAACAGGCTTTTTGCCCTCAACAATGCTTTTCATGCAAGCTCGTCGTGAGGAGGCAGACAATAGCGGACCAAATACCGATGAACAGCAATATTATAATGTACCCTCGCAATTAGAAAAAGATTTGGGTGCCTTCCAGGGAGCCAAAAGCGCGCAAAAGATCATTGTGATTGAATACGAAGATGAAACCTCTAAACCTGAGTTTCAACCTTATGCCATTCAGAACAATGATAAACTGTTCGAAGCCACTGAAAAATCGGTCGAGGCACGTATTATTAAAGGGTTTTCTATTCCGAAGGAATTAATCAACTCCGAAAAAACATCCGGACTAAGCAATGGCAGCGAAAAGAAAGAAGCCATAAAAGAGTTTAACGACAATACAG